TGGATTGAACATTGATCTCGAAGAGGCCCTAGATTCTGGGGGCGCCTCTGGAGATTATACCTCTGTAATAAATACAAACGACGCGCTTCGCGATCCACGTTTCTTATTGGATTTACGCGAGCACTATGATGAGACTGGCGGGCGCGGAATTTCCGACGAGCAGCTCATTGAAAAATTCTATCGCGACAAAGTCTGGGCTGACTTCAACACCTTCAGCGCGGTATCTGATGCTGCATCAGCCTACGGCATGGGTGAAGACGCGCGCAAGCGCGCGAAGCGTATCGAAACAGTCTACCGTCAACTACCTATGCCCTGGCAGGAGGGTGGTCGAGGCATGGCGTCGGCAACCGGAGATGTCGCCGGAGCGGTCATCATGGACCCGGTCAATCTCATACCCGGCTTCGCTGCCGGGAAGGCGGCGTTGACAGCAGGTCGGGCTGCAATGATTGCTGGCAAAAGCGCCCCTATCTTGCGCGGCGTGGGTAAAGGTGCTGCCGTTGGTGCTGGTTCCGAGGCGCTAATCTCTGGCGGCCAAGCCGCTGTCCACGACACGGCCCTCCAAGCCCGCGACGTGCAGCTTGGCCTGCAAACTGAAATGGACCTCGGACGAACCGCACTGGCCACTACAGTTGGCACTGTAGCTGGCGGCGGTATTGGTGGCCTTATCGGTGCAGGCGCTGGTGCTATAGGCGCAAAGCGAGGCGTTTCACAGGTAGAAAATGCAATACGCCTTGGCCTGACGCCTGAACAAATTGACAATATGACCCCCGCCGATTGGGCGGAGTTTACTAAAGCAACCCAAGACACCGCTGCCTTACTTCCCGACGAGCAAGACACCGCTGGCCTAATTCCCGACGAGACTGTCGAGGCACCTCCCGAAGTTGTTCCCGATGCCCCGCCAGACAATCGCACTGTCTTAGAGCAGCAATTCGACCTGATGGGCGACGAGCTTGACCGGAAACTTGGGTTAGAGCGCCAAGCAGCAGCAGCTTTAAAGGCTGATGGGGGAACAGCGGAGCAGCTTGAAGAAGCAAGCGACAACCTGCGCCGTTACAACGTCTTTAAAAATCTTAGCAAACGGCTCCGCGCCAGTGAGAAGGAGATAGACGTACTCCTTCAGTCATCAGATTTGAAGAAACAGAAGCTGGGGCAGCAGCGCCAAGCACTTCTTGACGATGCAATCACCGATCTTCTGGCCGCGACGAGGAAAGACGACGGCACTATCAACTTATCCGTACTAAACCGGAAGGTCGATGAGGCAGTAGGCACTTCGACAGAAGCTCCCGCACCCACGACAGAAGCCACGACAGAAGCTGCGCCGGGGAATGTCCCCGAAGCAGAAGCGCCTGCGTCTGCGCCTGAAGCTCCGACTGCCGAGGTAGTTGATGTAAATTATTCCACTCCTACGGTGGCGAGTTCCACTGAATCCGCACTCGCTCTTGTGGGAAAATCAACTCCAGACATCCAGCGTTACATCGACGAAGGAAAAGTTCAGCTCGGTAGGTCAGGTAAGTTTACAAACAAAAGTTTTAAGCAGTTAAAGACTGCTCTCGATTCAGAAGAACCAGCCGCAGCCCCCCAGGCCGATGCGCCTGCATCCACCCGAACGTGGGAAGATGTCGAGAAGGACGTCGAGAACGGCGTGATTAACCTGGACGAAGCAGGAACGCAGCTTGAAGCGATGGGCATAGACCCAGCGGATTTGGGCGGCGAAATGATGACGGCCCGCGAATACTTCGAGGCGATCAGGGCCGCAGAAATTGAGAGCGATGCCACCCCCGTATTTTCTCCAATAGCGCTAAAGCAGCGACAACAAGCCCTGATAAAAGGCACCGATTGGCGCAACATTACCGGCACAGGTGCGAAGGGAAAAATAACTAAAAAGGACATCACCAACGCTTCGGTAGACCCGGCGTACACGAAGTCCGTGATGGACGACCTAGACACCATCTTACCTGAAGCGTCTGTAATCGGTGATGAACTGACGCGGTCGGAGATGCGTAATCTTGTCCGCGCGCTGGCTAATGACCCCGAGTTTTCTTCAGACGCCGACGACGTCCTCGCGATGTTTGATTATCATCATGCTCGCTCTCTCGACGAGGTTCTCTCCGATGTAAAATTCGGTCGATTAACCAAAGAAGATGCGGCCTTAGAAATAAAACAATCCGGTCGGCAACCGAAAAATTCTGAAGGAAAGTCTGTCTCAAAAAAAGAATGGGAGGCACGACTCAATAGGCAAAAACTAGACAGCATATCAAACGAAATCGTCCAGTGGACGCAAAGCGAAATTAAATTGATGCGGGACTTGTCCCGAAAAATAATGGAGGACGGCGCTACATCCAAGGTAGATGCCGACAGCCAAGCCCAATTGCAGGTCTTGCAGCGCAAACTCAAAGGCAAGACAGCGGTAAGCTCCGGCGATCTTAGCTCTAGCGCGAAGCGAGTCGCTGAGACAAAGAACATTGAAGGGGCAGGGCGCGACCCTAACACAGGGAAAATACAAGGCATCCTCCGCGCAGGGATACCGACCAGCGAAGGTCGAACGATAAACACTTCCGGTTTGGATCAGGGAGAAGAGAAATTCATAAGCACCGCTAGTTTCGGAGCGCAGGAGGCATTGCTCAGGGCGAAGCAGAACGGTGTAATTACAGAATTTTCTCCAGCGCAATCAGTCCGTCAGGTAATGACGATGTCGGGGAAGAAAGACTTCCCGGCAGGCAGTGCGCTATTTGCTGACCCACGTACAAACAGGATTTATGACAGCAGAGAGACAGCACTTACTGCTCGGGGAGAGCTAACATCGAAGCCTTCTCCAGTGTCGACTTCAGCCCCCGGCGCACCCTCTGAACTCTTGGCGTTAATCCGGGCTGCAATTGCGAGCAACGATGGCGCAGCTTTAAAGAGGCTTATCAAAAGACAGAAGCAACCAGATCAAAATATCACTCCTGATACCCTAACAGACCCCCTTCCTAATACCCTAACAGCCCCCCGCGCGACGGAAGACACACCTCTCGTATATGGCGACCGTGTCTTGGTCGTGCAGAGAGTAGGCAACGAGGCTGACATCCGCCTCGCTGGCCCATCACAGCGGGTAGACGGGAAGGGCGTACAGAATCTAATCGGCGCTAACCAAAAGCCAGAAAACTGGAGTGTTCGCTACGCATTGGCCAATGAGGCCGAGGGCGTTCGGAACGCGGCAGACAGGCGTGAACTCTGGAATAGCGCGAACACGGTGGAGCAGCCATCTGGCACAGAAGATGCACCAGGAATGCGTAGGTTCGTAGGCGATGCGACTGGTATCGGCTCACCTATGCCCGCGCATGAGTTCGACGAGCTTAGTCTTAGCAATTTAAAGACCAAAGGTCTCCTCCTAAAAGGCGAGCCCGTCGATGTCCAAACATTCTTGGATAACCTCATCTCGGAAGTAGAATTTATCAACCCGGATGGGCGAAGACTGGGACTCAAATCTGGACAGGATTTACGGCGACAGATTGTTAGTCTTGAGAAATTACCCTACGGGAAGCAGCGGTCTAATCACCGACAGATTGCTGAATGGCTATCTGGACTACACGCCATTGAGCGAGATATTTCGCCGGGTGGCGTGGTAAGAAATACGGTAGATCGTGCGGAATCAATTCGTCAGGTGGAGGCTATATTCACGCGGTTCTCGCCGGATGAAGTAGCCATTGCTGGTCGAATAATCTCCAGACTTGGCGGTGATCCGTCAGTTGGCCCTGTTCTTAGAGAGGCCCCTAACAGCCAGTACAGCGCCTATTCAGCCGGTCCTGATGACAACTTCATTCGTCTGTCTTCCACGTTAAATGGTTCTACAGAACGGGTATCCTCCCCTGCAACAGAAAACCTCCTGCATGAGCTAGGCCACTGGTCCTATCGTAATATACTTACGCCAGAGGACAGGTCGGAGTTTTGGCGAACAGCCGAGAATAGTATGTACCGAGGAGGTGAGGATGACGCTGGGCTCGTTATGCCAGAATCTCCGCCTCACATAAATAATCAAGTCAATCCTCAAGAATATTTCGCAAATCAGTTCGCGCACTGGGCGATGAAAAATCGCACCGATGGTGTCTTTGCGACCGAAACTTACTGGCGAAAGATCAATCGGTATGTTGAGCAAATTTTTAACTGGTTCGTTAAGCGCCAACCCGTCGACAGCGACTTAGTCCCTCTCTTCTCAAAAATCCTTCCAGAAGAAGATCGCCAGGTTTATCGTCTGGGAGTAGACGATCCGGTGGGGGATTTCCAGACGGCTATCGTAAAGCATAGCCTCAACATTCGCCTCGCAAGGGATAGCATTAATAGCGCAATAAGAGAAGGTAACGATGACGCTATCATCAATGCCTTTTCGCAGGCTCAAAGCGCTCTAGCAGCGGCAGCGCCAGGGCGTGTAATTCCCGGCCAAGCCACAAATGCTGGCGCAACTTTCAGCGCGCTCCGCCCTCTCGAAAAAATGATCCGAGACCGCTTCGGCGACATCAACCAGGTCATGTCGGGTAAGGTGGATGGTCCTGTCGAGGCCAACACTGCCGCGCCAGAATTTGGAACTAGCATCTTGGGCGATGCCCAAGAACAGGCCAGCGTGCTGCAAGAATTGTGGTTAGAGGGCCACGCTGGCGGCTTCACACCGCTTGTCCGTCCGGTCGACCCCGGCGAGGAGTCCAAATTTGCGGGCAACACCTCAATTGAGGCCCTCTTTAATATGATGGATCGTACTCTTGAGGCCGCCTTTGCAAGCGAGGGTAAAAAATTAGCAGGCGTTCCCGCCTCGATACGCTCGACGGAGACAGCCACACCGTCGGCGACAGGTAAGGCCGCTGTCGAGCGGGTAAAGAAAGGGACTAAAGCAACCGAACGCTCGGCTATACAAACCGCCAAGACACCGCGCAAAAAACGCAAATCAAGCGGGAAGACATCTGCGGCGGAGCCGAGTGATGCTGCCGAGATTCGGTCAGCAAGTACCAAAGAGCTGGTTGACCTTTACCGCCGGGAGGCTGGCACCGACAGGGGTCAACAGATTGCGGAGGTTATTCTGGCCCGGAGGAAAGCGGAGCCGCTGCCTGCAAAATATATAAGTCGCCCGCAGGAGATAAAATCTGCGACAAAGTCTGATCTCTCTACAATGCTGGCCAGCGCCCTCGACGCTGCCGACAGCAAAAAGATAGACCAAATTCTTTTCGAGGTTCAACGTCGTAGCCACAACAAAGGGAACAAAGGCATCCCTGGGTTTAAGCCTGTCTACCGCGAGGTAGGTGCGGCAATAGAGCGCGAGTTGGCCGACCATGCGGGCGTCCAGACAAACGACGGAATACCAGCCAACGCGCGTGGCCAGGTCCGGTCGATGTTGTCGTACCTGACGCACCGCGATCCTGAAGTTCAGACGACGATGCGGACAATGACCTACAGGATGGTCAACCTACTCGGCAAGTCTCAACGCGGTGGCATCGAAGACACCAACTTTATGACAATGGGTGACATCGCCCGGATGTCTGGAGAAGACCTATCCGGTCTGGAGACAGGTGCCTTTATGGACTTCAGGGGACCGGAGTTTGGTAGTCTGCGGAAAGACCTGAGACGTCTGTCGGTCGGTCTTAACAAAGGTAAATCGACCCCCTTCGATGTAGTCCACGAGGTTAGCCATATGCTGACCCGATCTGGTCTCCTGCCAGATCGCGAGATCGATGCTATCCGTGAATCTTGGCGGTCTCTTGATATCAATGACCCCCTCAAAAAACAGACCATCGACACGTACACGAGCAAGTACGCCAACCGTGAATACACAGACATTGAAATGGACAACGTCCTCGCAGACGAATGGTTCGCGGAGAGCTTCACACGATATCTATCCGAGCGCGTAGCGAAGGGCGACATAACGCAAGCCGCTCTGACGGGTAACATGAACTCGGTGGCGCTGCGAGGCACTGTCAGCCGCGCCATCGACAGGCTTGTCGAGTATGTAAGCTACGTTTTAAACGGACTGATCGGCAGGACGGACATCAAGCAGACCTTTAGGCGGATTACATTTTCCGCAGACATGCTTGAAGATGTGGGCCGCGCACCAATGTCAGCGCGTCGGCTCGCCGTCGGGCCAGAGAATGCGGCGGCTTACTCAGCAGACCGATACATGGCATCGCCACGAAATAAGAAGGCGCACATATCTAGGTTCGTCGGCAACGGTCTTGGATACGACGTGGCGAGCGACACGCCCGTCGTTTGGTATCACGCAACGCCGGTCGCTCATAAATTTGATGCGAACACGAATCCAGATGAAGTTTTTAATGGGTCGGTGAATGGAAACTACGGACCTGGCCAGTACCTCTCTCTTGATCCTGGCTCGACCCGAGTTTACGGGGATGCCCCGACAGCATCGGCAATCCTGCGTGCCATAGATGAAGCAGACATCGGGGTTGAACTCAAGACAGAGCTATCCATTGACGCGCTTTACGTTTCTTCGATACGGAAAGAAATGGCGGCTCTGCGTCGCGAATACTCGATGCTCCGAGAGAACCCGTCGGGAGACGAGGTGTCGGATTTCCTGAACGGAGAACAACTCGATAGGCTGAAGGCAGAGATCGAGTCAATGGCAGAGATTGAGGTCGGGATTAACACGAGATTTGCACGGCATGACATTGCAAGTAATCCTGGGGTGATACCCTTTTATATTAGGGCTCTCAAACCAGCAGATTTCAGTGTCAAAAAATTCTACGAACCGGACGACCAGTTTGTTCGGTTGCTGCAAACCAATCTTCGAGACGCCGGAATAGTAAATGAAAAAGAAGTTTCTCGATTTGCGAACAGAACGTCGGAGGGCGTAGATGGCAGGCAATTATACCAAGCCTACGTCAGTGCTTTCCGTGGTGATGGGGGCACATCAGATGGAGCGGCCAAAGAACTAGCCACTATCTCTCTCGTAGACAACGGCTACGACAGTCTGAAAACGACGCACTACAATAGTGTCGACAGTGTAGATGTCGGTGAGGCTCTGCCTGACGGTCGGCCCTATGGGGCAGACATTCGAGGACACGAGACAGTTGTTCTTTTCGATGAGACCCAGTCGAAAAATATCGACGCTGAGTTTTTCGACCAGTCCGACCCGAGGATGCACTATCGCGAAGAAGGTCGCCGCAACGACTTCAGTAGTCTCAACGCCACGATTGCCGATGCTGTTATGGACGGCGCAAGCCCCAAAGATATGAACCTCGACGCGCTTGTCGAAGGTCTTGAGCAGGTCGGTGCATCCAGGCTAGAGGCAGATGCGCTTCGCTCGACAGCAGCGGGCCGACCATTAAGCGCGCCGGAGGAGCAGGCTATTCGCAAACTGTCTCCGCTCCGTCATCTTCAGGAGCAGTCTCAACGGATGGAAGGGATGGGCCTGAGATGGCTAGGAAGCTGGTATAAAGACCACTTCCCAGATATCAACCAGCGGTTTGCCAAGACATACATGCCAATCCGTAATAAATTACGGAAGTTGCCGGATTCTGATGGCAGGGTCCGCGCTTGGGCTCGGGCAAGCAGCGGCGGTGTCGGACAAAAGCAACCAAAATCGTACACGCGCATCGTCAAGGCATTGCGGCGTGGTGAAGGGTCGGCGCAGCACAAGGCGCTGTCTCCTCAAGAGCGTGAGGTTTTTACTATGGTCCGGTCGGCCATGGAAACCGAACGCGGCAACATGGTTAAGGCCGGGATGAGCGTCGGCTACCGGGAGAACTATGTTCCACAGGTCTGGAACAAAGCCTTTATCCAAAAAAATCGTGTCGAGTTTCTTCAGGATATGTCTGATTATTTCAAGCGTGAGAAGACGCGGCAAGTTCCGCCCGTGCTTGCAGATGATGCCGAAGCTATTGCCTTTGCCGAACGGATGTATCTCACACTAGCCGCCGATAGTGCCGACGGAGTTCTGTCTCCCATTCATGGGTCAACGCGTAACCCCAAATTTGAGCACGCCGATTTTTCCCGCATGATCGAACTCGATCAGGACAAGTTCTCGCTCGATGCGATGGAAAAATATCTGGAAAGCGACCTCGAATTTCTTCTGACGAAGTACCTTGAGGGATCAACCCGACGCCTTAGTCACACCGAGAAACTCGGTCTGAACAGCCACGGCGTATATGACTACATGAAGGTAATACACGGAGGCCAAGACGGCATCGCGAGTCTTTTGAGCACCAACCGCGAGTTTAGGAAAGACGTCCGGTTCGTGGGGCCTGATGGATATCCTGAATCTGCTGTGGTTATTGATACAACAAAAATGCCTTTTGTTGGGAAGGAGGCCGAGTCACAGGTTTTTTCGCGTAATCTTATCGAGACGCACGCGACCCAAGGTAGTGGGGCAGCGAGAAAAATGCTCGACGAAGTCGCCCCAACCAGCGTGGATGGGGCTATTCCACCGACGTACCAACGTCGAGCTGACGCCATTGTTGCAGCTCTCGACGACTTCAAGGGTCAAGCAAGTCCTAAAATTATTGATGACCAATATAACTTCATCGACAACGCGATGCGCGTTGCTCGACGCCAAGCATTAACATCCGGCGGCGGGCAAGCCGCGCATAAAGCAAGTCGAGCCTTGAAGAATTTCAACTCGGTGACGCTACTGAGCTACACCGCGCTGACGTCAATACCCGATCTGGCTCTGCCGATTGTTAGGAGCGGTAGCTTCAAATCGTGGGCCAAAGGATTGTCTCGCTGGGCATCCGACCCCGAATACAGACAGATGCTTGGGAACATAGGCGTCGCGATGGAGAACATTATCCACGACCGAATGACATATATGTACGGCGCAGCCGACGGCAAGACAACACACGCATTCTTCAATGCGACCATGCTTACGCCGTGGACGGATATGAACCGCCAGATCGCTGGCGCGACAGCCATCGAGGCTTTCGCGACAATGCAGCGGAAGGCAATCAAATCACATGACCCAGAGAAATCTCTCGTTGACCAGTCGCGCGCGTACAAGACAGCGTATCGGTTTCTCAAGCGATACGGCCTAGAAGAGTTTTCGCCGCACGGGAAGAGGATTGGTGAGACATTGTCTGACGCGCGTCTGCTCGATGGTGAAATGGCAAGTGATGAGCTTCGTCGAGGCATCATAAAGTTTGCAGACGAGAGCATTTTTACTCCAAATCCAAACGACATTCCGCTTTGGGCGCAGACACCCTTTGGCAGCCTTGCTTTCCAACTGAAATCTTTCCCGCTGATGATGACACGGCTGACCGGCTATACGCTGTCTGAGTTTAAGAAGGGCAATGTGGCACCGCTTGCCTACCTCACGACAATCGGTCCAGCGCTAGGCGCTGGGTCGCTCGCGATCAAAGACGTTGTTCAAATGCGCGGAGGCGACGATGGAACCGATGCGGAAGTCCGCAAGCGCAACATATTGAAATCGCTTGGCTACGACGAGAAGCAGCACGGGAACGTGGACGACTTCCTGGGTTGGTATGTGACAGGGGCTGGCGCGATAGGGTGGGGCGGCCTTGCTTCCGCCCTCGCTTCTGAAGCCTACGACGCGTCGGGTGGCGGGAACTACAGCAAGAACCGCCTTGCCTCATGGATATTTGGTCCGACGTTTGGTCTGATTAACCCCGTTGTGGATGTATTATCAGGAGTGAAAAATGCTGTGGTCGGGGGTAATGCCAGCAACGCTAAACAGCGAACAGGGGTGCGCGCAGTAGCAGGTCGACTCCCTGTTGTTGGAGGGAACAGAGCCGTCAGAGAAGGATTAGTTGATTCAATTGCCGGTGAGACACCAGAAGAATCAAGCGGTTGGGGTGGTTGGGGTGGTAGTGGGAACAGCGGATGGGGCGGCGGATGGAAATGACGGGATTACTCTACCTAAGAGCCATCGAGTGGAGCAATTCGACTGGGCAATCGATAGCAAAAGATCATGGTCCGTCGCGATTAAAGCATTGCGTGCCGAGTACCTTGCCCACCGAAAAGAGGGTGAGAGCGCGGCGGAATACATGGATAGAGGAAGGAACCTGAATGTTTAGTCTAGCTGAATCTGTGATAGGTGTAGCTGGTAAAGTCCTCGACAAGTTCGTCGAAGACAAAGACCTAAAGACAAAACTCGATGCTGAACTGCGCAAGGAAATGATCTCGCTTGATGCCTTGCAGGCCCAAGCCAATGTAGAAAGTGCGAAGCATCCATCGCTGTTCGTCAGCGGCGCACGTCCTTTCCTACTCTGGGGAACCGGCTTCGGTCTCCTATGGGGCACGCTCTTCGGGCCAATCGCCGCATGGGCCTGCGCGATCTGGGCACCCGAGGCTGTCTTACCTGAGATAGAAACAGAGCAACTGACCAGTCTCGTCATGGCTCTTCTCGGGCTGGCCGGGATGCGCAGCTTTGACAAGACCAAGGGAAATGGTCGGGACAACATGCGATGAGTCAAAGTTGGACGTACCCGTCGCTACTAAAACTATATGGCGATTGGCGTGATGGGTCAGATATTGACGAGTTGGCAGCAAAGTACAGCCGCACAGCTAATGCAATACGGCAACAGCTACATCTCGCTGGGGTGAAACGGTCTACCAGAAAGCTGAGTGAGGTTCGCAGAGACGCTGTCGTCGCTCGTTGGTTAGTCGATGATGTTTAGACTATCACCTCGCAGCAAGGCTAACCTGGTGGGTGTGGAGGGTTCGCTTGTCTCTGTCGTGGAGCGCGCAATCGACGTGACGCCCATAGATTTCGGAGTTATCTGCGGCCTGAGAACAGAGGCAGAGCAGACCGCTCTTTACAACAAAGGAGCGAGTCAGATTAAGATGGACGGCCCCCATACGCGTGGCCAAGCCGTCGACTTGATGGCTTATATCGGTGGTCGCGCGTGTTGGGAGCTGGCAGTCTACGATAACATCGCCGACGTTATGAGGGATGCTGCGATAGAAGAAGATATCTCTATCCGGTGGGGCTGCTGCTGGCACATCCCAGACATCCGACTGCATAGTGGCACAATGGAAGAGGCTATGAACGAGTACATCGATCTCCGCCGATCAGAAGGGCGGCGACCGTTCCTCGACGGGCCGCACTTCGAGCTTAGTGGGTGAGGTAATCTCACCTCCGAGCGCGGCATATCCGCAGACGTCGACCCAACTGTCTGGGTGATCCATGTCTGGCCGCAGTGGGTTGGCCAGCCTAGCCAGCTTGGCACCGATCATAGCCGCCATAACTTGCTGCGGTGTGACGTCGACATTAAAGATGACAGACCAAATCTGTGCGATCCTGGCGTGGTTCAGTCGGGCCGACCCGTAGTCCTCGGCGCGCGAACCGTTTATCAATCCTTTGGCCGTGTCGAGTACGTCATCTCTAGTCATCGTACAGACCCGGTATAGTTGCCGCGCCGATGTTCGCGTCTATTAATCTTTTTTTGTGCGACAGCTCGGCGATATGTTCTTCCAGATATCGTTGCTTCGTTGCCGCTCTGTTCGTCTCTTCTTCAGGCAGGTCCATTGTATCGATACGATCCTTGATAGATTCAACTGCGACTTTTGTGAGATCGATTTCCTTCATCATCAGCGATCTCGCTGTCATTTTTTCGACATATTCTTTACGCGTCATAATCTTTCCCTCGGTCTCCAAGGAGCGAAGTGCTCGCACACATTGACAGCTTCGTCGCCGGTCTTGGTGCAATCCCAAAGCCCCCTTTCGTTGGCTTGCGCGTGTGCACATCCAGTACATTTTTTGTATTCTGTCTGCTCCCAGCATACCGTTCTATGAAAGCAGCCCTTACATCTCCAATCAGTTTGGCTGGCACTTATCTTCTCGACATCTCCGAGGAGTACCGTCGTCACTTTCTGCTTTAAATACGAAATTTCCAGCTCATCGGCAGCGACAATTTCAGCGTGATAGGCAGAGTTGTTTTTATTTATAGCAATGAATAAAGTTTCACCCATCCCCGACATCGCCATCATCATCTGCACCTGCGCGTAGTAGCTGGGGTGTGATATTTTAACGCCTGACTTCAAGAACTTTTTGAAGCTGGCATCGTTCATGGATTTGATTTCAAGGATTCGGACAACGCCATCATCAAGCTCAACGTGTCCATCTGTATGGCACACCAGATGACCGCCTAGTTCCTCGTATGCATACTGCTTACCCGTCAGTCCGTCGGTCTCCCAGACGCGAACGTCGGCACGCTTCTTTAGATCGCGCACGACGAAGTCCTCCAGGAGGTGTCCGAAATTAAATATCCGTTGGAGCTGCGGGCCAGGGCTGTCCTGCGGATAACCTCTCAGCGAGAAAGCGAGGTTGGCAAGACAGTCTTGACCCACGATGGATGCGCCAAGGTATTCCCTAGACTTTTGTTTAGGGGCATCTCTATACCCCTCGTCGATTGCCTCGACGACATCAGGCGCGTTCATAATTTTCATCAAAAAGGTATTTCGTCATCTATGTCAGAGCCGACTTTGGCGACAGCTTTAGTCGGCGGCATGAAGCTCTTGATTTCGCTATACTGCTTTGTCTCTCCGTTTCGGTTTTGATACGGCTTCCCCATCCCAATGAAGACGCGGCACGACAACCCGTTCAAAGAGGACATTTCCCCCGGCCTATCTGGTGTGGGATGACCGCTTGCTATCAGGAATTGTTTGAGCTTTTCCTTGCCGATCTTGATCGCGGCCTCGGAAAATCCGTGCATCCGAAAATCATTTCGGATGTCACCTGCCTTGTCTACGTCTGTGAAAGTAACGCGCACAACTTTCTTATTTCCATCTAGTGTCTCAATCGTTGCGCCATTTGTTTCGACGACGTACTCACCAGGCTCAAGCCTAGACACCCGATCTTCGACCTTGACGTCACTCAGATCGAGACCGTTGAAACCACTCCATTCCGACATTTTATTCTCCTGCTATTCTAGTTAATAATTTTGTCACATCGTCGCAGTCCTCGAACGGCTTTAGCGTGCCCTTCGGATCACGAGTTTTGCCATGCCATCCGCTAACCTCGTCGGTCACGATCCAGCGTTTCACGCGGGGGATACCGGCGTCGGTCGTCTCGGTAGTGCGAACGCCGCACATGACATGGTCAAACAGCGCTGGCACCAGCTTGGCCACGCCCCGGCCTGGAAGTGATGGCCAGTATTGTGTCGTGTCGTTCGCGTCTTTTTCTTCGGCGGCCAGACACGTTACGTAAACGTGCATGTCGAGGTCGCGTATTGCTTTCAACGCACCGAGCATTGCACGCTTGTAGTCGGCCCAAACTTTGAACCCGTTGTCAGCACCGGCGTTATCTTTTTCGCATTGCTCAAAGCACCGCTCCCCCATCTCTGTGAGGCTGTCTATTGCAATCCATTTGTAGCCAACCGCCTTAAATTCATCTGACTGCATCATCTTCCAGATGCCCTTGAATGAAAATTTCCCAGCTTTCGGATCGTGTGGCCCATCCCATGAACCGAACGGGATGAAATCAATATGCACATCTTCGAGGGATTTGAGCCCGGCTTCGCCAGACAGGATTAAACCCTTGCCAAATCGCTCGGCATAGAAGCGGCATTGGTATGTCTTGCCAAATCCGTGGTGGCTATAGAGCAACGTCTTCGTCGGCCCCTGGACTAACGATGACGTCGAAAGAAAGTGATCGATAAATGCCATTATCTTCGTACCTCTACCTTGGGGGTGTTTAAGTTTTTCGTAAGTGCATGTGATACCTTGCCCTTTTCGTCTTCTGGCATTCGATCATATGTGCGCTTATGAATTGATAATGTCCGCGACAGGAACTCAGGCAACTCGCCTTGCTCGTATATTCTTTCTAACTCGGCCCGGTCCCAGACATATTTTTCTGTTCGCTTAACCGTGATGTGAAGATCATCGAGGGTCTCTGTTTTCTCCCCCGCCTCGACGGGGAAAAGGTGTGCAATCTCGCCTGAGATTTTCTCGTAGCGTTTTTGCAACTCCGTGATGGCGATGGAAGTATCAAAGTATTCCTCCGCGAGTTCGCGAAGGACATCCCTTCGGGAGGCTTCCATCTTTCTTGTTGATAACGGCGGCTTGCCGTCGACAGGGTTGGTCGTAAATATATCCCAGCTACTCATTTTTTTCCTTCTCGTTTAGTTTGACACCTTGTGTATTAATAAGGTGTATATTATACAATACTATTATGCAAGAAAACACATCAAAAAAAATGAGGCTAGACATAAAGCTCCTGATCCAAGAGCTAGGTGGGGCCAGTTTAGTCGCAGAAATCTGCGGCATTCATCGCACTGCGCCCTACGGATGGCTTCGCCGAGATTTTGTCAGCAGCACAAATCTTGCTAAAATTAAAACGGCACACCCTAACTTAATATTAGACAACTTTTTTAGGATAGAAAATGACGACGAAGATAGACGCCGCGCTGGAGTACCTTGACCGAGGATGGTCAATCATCCCGACAAGACCAACGACGAAGCGACCAAGATTCGTTTGGAAAAAATATCAATCCGAGCTACCAACTGAAGAAGAAGTAATAGACTGGTGGACTGACCATCCGCAGGATGGAATGGCTATTATAACTGGCGATCTATCGGGTGTAGTTGTCGTCGACTGCGATAACCCGGCGGCCCTAGATGCGGCGCTGGCAGCGGGTATGACCAGCCCAGTTACAGCAACCACCAAGCGTGGCAAACACCTCTACTTTTCTCACCCGCGCGACGGAATCAGACGTGGTCCGCGCGCAGGGAACAATAGCCGAGGCACTGATTGGCCGCGCATAGACGGCCTAGATTT